GTATGCGTCGCTCTTGACCACACAAGGGATACGCACATTGGTAACGATCGCCACATCTTCGGGGGTGAATAGAATTGTTGGGTTCCCTGCGTAGTTGCTATAGGAAGCTTCTACTGCCTGATGTACCGTGATTTTGTCTCCGATTTTTAGGCGATCGTAGACAGCTTTGAGTTGCTTGCCTTTATTCATCTCAAACCTCCTCAAAACGAGCTTCAGGGGTTGAACCTCGCAGTTTTACGAGATAGTCAGCGATCGCATTATCAAGAGTCCAAGAAGACTTGGCATAAGTCTCTGGTTCTAGGCGATCGTCATTCTCCATATCGTCATCATCGACGTACAGAGCATCTTCAAGCTTCATTTCATCTCCACTTAGGATGTCTAGCCAAGGGAAGCTACATTTTGTGCGAACCAGTAGGATAAAAGTTCCACCTTTGTAACAGCCCTTGTCATAGTGGTCTTGCAGCGACTTGCGAGCTAATTGAATTTCCATTGTTATCTCACCGTAAAGCTCCAAACAGACATAGGTAAATTCCCTTCAAACCATCGCAAGTTGCGATCGCCTTCTTCATTGCGGTAAATCTCAATAAAGGGAATTACGACTTGAACCAAGAACTCCTCGGAAGGGGTAATCCATTGTTGACCCTTCGTCCAGCGTCCGCCGTGTGGACGAATCACGCCCTCGTTGGCGGCTTTTGAGATGTTTTGCCAACTCTCAAGACCCCACAATCTGATTTGACGAGGATCTTCGCCGTCGTGGAACTCAACATACCGCCGAGCAAGGTCGGCAGCTATAACGCGGTGGTGTTTTAGCAGTTTCATTCCGCCCTCAATTTCTTGTAAATTTGCTCCAAATCCGCATTCTCTGACACTCCGCAAACAACGCGAACCCAGTCGATCGCATCGTAATTCTTGATGATAATATTCTCAAGCATCCACTTGATGAACCCGATTTGGTCGTTCTGCTGGGCTTGAGTTTTGATTTGCTTAAGCAGTGCCTTATCTAAAACAGACATGGCTCAACCTCCTGTATATCTGTAATATCGAACTGGTCAATACCTAAGTAGCTTGTGTCGTAGTAGTTGCAGTAGTTACCGAGAGATACGTGGAATTCTGGGTCTACGTCCTCAGCATCTACAGAAATCGGCTCAAGAAACTCGCCGTCAGCAGCAAGATCCAAGGCTTCCTCTAGATTGCTGGCGAATACTACTGCCATTACTAGCGGGAAGTTTCCGCGCATGGTTGACAGGATGTATCCGCGGTAACTATATCTTGCGATAATCTCTGGGTCGCGATCGTCGGGGTTGACGATGCGATCTGCGTTGAATTCGATTCCGTCAACGATGTATTTCATTTGGTTAAAGCTCCACATTTATAGGCTTCTTCAAGTGGGTTCAGATCTTCGGAATACGAGATTTTGCCAGCAATATACTCACCTTTCAACTCGTAAAGTTCGGGACGCTCAGCCATATCGATAAGAGTGCTTTCGCAGAGTTCCTTGATCTTCCACGTAGGCTCGACCGTATCGCCAAAGGCTTCTTCTGGGATGGACTCTTTTAGTAGGAAGCCTTTGCTGTGATACTCCCCGTTCCTATAGCCACTCTCCTTGAATTCGTAGATCCCAATGTAGTCTTGAGATCCTTGAGCGCCATTGCCAGCCGCATAGATAACGCGGCTGTTTTTACGGATGACGTATCCATACTCGTTATACGAACCAGTTAGCTTAGCCATTTTTAATATTCTCCGCAGCTTGCTTCAATAAATCGTGATACTGATATTCGATATGCTCAGACATCCCATTACTCATAGGGTCAGATCCAAAGAATCCACCACAGGAATCAATCGCATCACCCTCGGCATCAAGAGTAGTGAAACCGTAGATATCGCCTTGTAGGTATTGCTCATAGGTTTTAACCTCGAACTCTAGATAGGTGATCGCCTTGCTTCGGCTATCCGCAGACAAGTCGCCGTACTCCTCGATTATTTTGTAGTTCTCGACATAGACAATCCCAGCGAAAGACGTATCCCACTGACAGGTATAGCCATTAAAGCTTGTGGTGGTTGAGAGCCAAATACCAGAATGGATAAGAGCGTAAACAGGAAGCCAAACAAGAGGATCTTGCTTGTACTTATCGGTAAGTGATTGAAGTTCTGCCTTGTACTCCCATTCCGAGATCTCATCGTTGTCGTATCGCTCTACGAGATCATCGTATTCGGGATAGTTGCCAGACTCCCAGTCAGGAAGCCCTTTACAGCGAGTGATTAGTGCTTGCATCTGGTCGTCGCAGACTTGGCGATCGCCGCGAAAGTCCATCACCTTACGGATAACCATTTCGCTGAGGTTATCCCATTCGCGAGGGCTGCTAGGGATCTGGTCTTGCCAAATCTCAATCTTCTCAACCACTTCAAGCGAATCGTCGTGGTACTGATCTAGCGGAATAAGCTCTAGTTGATTAGCCATGATAAATCCTCATACAGTTTACGGAACAGAACAAGCCTTTAATCTGGTTGGAGCGAGCGCCAAGACTGTCGCGTTCAACGCGATAAGCAAAGAGATTTCCACTCTTTCTCTTTTCTCCGCACCAGTCGCAAGACTTTGATGTTTCCACGGAGTCTCTAAGGAGAGACTGTCTTGCGAAACCGTCATGGGAGATTTGTGTACTCATAGATTTAATGCCTTTGCTAATGCTGCGATCGCACTTTCAGGAGTGTCGCCGCCACGATCATCAATCCAGTCGCGTTCGCCCTCAACCATTAGCCATTTCGCCTCAACATAAGGCTCATGAGGCGTTTGAATTTGCGCGAACCTTCTAACTCCAGCGAACCACACACCCGTAAGCTCACCAAGCGGCTTAGTTCTGTATGTTATTAGTCCGTGAGGGGCGTTGCTTTCTGCTTCACGGCGATCGCACCAAGCCCAAATCTTTTCTTGATCGGTCATGCTATCTACCTCCACGACGACGAACTGAAGCACGACCGCCACATAAGCGACCGCGAGAATCACGATCCGTTGAATAAGTGCACCTTCCAGACGATCTGACGGGGGTTGTTGTGGTCGTCGTTGTTGGTGCGGGAGTTGCAACTGGGGCTGGCTCCTTCTCCTTGCAGAGACGATCAAGATTTACGATCTCTCCACTCGACTTCTGCATGAAGCAGAAGTGTGGGTCAGTAGGGAGTGGCGCGGCGATCGCGCTTTCTGCCAAGAATAATGAAACGACAATCAGACTTCTACAAAGCATTGTTTTCCTCTCTGTATATAGTATCGACTCTAAGGACTGGCTTGCAACCGAGCTGATAAGTGTCTCCCAAAATTGAACGCCCCATAAAAGGGCAGCGATGAATGTTTTTATTGCATACTGTCCTAACAGTTCCATCGGGACAGAGAATTGTATCCCCTGCCGATATTTGGGAGATATGCACCTCCCCGACAGAAATATTAGATTGCAAAAGCAGAGGATCTCTTGAGCTTGAGATCAAGGCGATTGACTCAGGAAGCATAATTCTCTTCTCCACAGATATAAATAAGGCGATCGTCACCAACATAAAGCTGGATCTCACCGTGTTTGCGACACCATTCTGAGAGTTGAGTGGCGATCGCCTCCTCCCAGTCGCCATCCCAGAAGCCTGCGCCATGACCGCAGATGGTTAACCATAGGTCGTGACCGATGTACTCAAGCTCTGTGTGGTTAACAGGTATTTTGTTGAAATACTCGCTGGGGCTGACGCAGAACTCAGGAAAAGTTGACTCAAATTGACGGCAGACATCCTCTAGATAGGCAATGCTTGAAGGGGCGAAGTCACTGATGTCTGCGTCAAGTCCGTCTTCGCGAAACTCTTCGTTAGTCCAGATCGCAGCTTCGATTAAGCCGAGAAACATCTCGGGATATAGGAATCCCTTCTTTGCGATCATGCTAGTTGTCATCGTTGTAGCTCCGAATAGTTTTAGTTAAACAGTCGCAAGCATCTTCCGCAGCCTGCTCTATCAGATCCTTGGCAATTTCCATCGCCTTCTCCATCGACACTCGCTCGCCAACACTAGAAGCACCCCAAGCACCACGATGGTCTTGGTCGTACTGCGAATCGCCAGAGTGGAAATACCACTGGTGATCATCCATTACTTGAAGACGGATATCGATATACGCATCCTCAAGGAAATCCTCGTCGGAGTCGTATTCTTCGCGATCGCCTTCAACGCATTCTTCCCAAGGAATAGATGGGTCGTGAGACACCCCGTGGATGATTGTGGCGAGTTGTTTACAGTCAATATCAATGACGTTTTCTGTGTCAGGTAAATCCATTGTTTTTCTCCTAGAGCAACTCTTCGGAAATTCCGAAGAGTTGCGATTGATTTAATTGAATTTTGAATAGAATCGGGAGGTGAAGTCACCTTGATCGTCAAAAACGTAGGACGCATCACCCGAAAAAGGGTCGAGAAAGAGTAAAGGGTTCTTGGCTAGACTGTTGTAATTTGTCCATAGCTGGACATCCTCATCACCTTGCCAGAAGGTGATGTTTGCAACAGACAGCTCTCCATTTTCCGTTAGGCGGATGCCGAATGGCTCCCCGTCATGCTCAAAAGTGATGCGGGTCAACCGATTGTCGTGAATCGCCAAACAGAGAGCGCCCAACTGCTGTAGCAATTTAGACTCGTTGAACAAGTCCCTCGGGAGGACTCGCTCGTAGTTAGAGTTCCACATTTAACTCTCCTCCGTTTGTAGAAGTCTCGCAATCTCTGGTTCTAGTGGCTCGAAAGCCGAATTGTCACAATTGAATTCGAGTTTAAACTTCATGCTGTCCTCTGTTTCTTCTTAGCTTTTTTGACAATGTTTTTGAGGTTCGCTCGAAAGATTTCGCGAGCCTCGTCAATCCGACTTTGGAGATCTAGCTCGAACTGCTCGGTTACAGTCTTTGCGTTGATCTCTTGGATTTGGATATTGCAGTTGATCTCTAGGAGCAGAGTGTCGAAGCTAAGCCCCTCAATCAAGCTGAGATGGCTTTCGCTATCAAGGTCAACGTTTGACCAGTCGGTTTCAAATGGATTGGACATTTAGTACCACCCTGTTTTTTGGACTTTGAAGCAGTCCCATGCTTTGCGCTCGTCGGGGCGAGCGATTAAATGTGTGCCACCCCATCCGTGGCAAATACGCTTGGCGTTCGTCTCAAGCTGAGTGCGAATGGTGTCACCCAGCTTGATAATCCTTGGAGCGGCATTGAACCGCTGGGACACCTTCGGAGGAACACAAGCGGTTCCTCCGTTTGGGAGGGTGATCGTCGTGCATGGTTGGCGCTCGATTGGGGTGTCGAGTGTGCTTGCCGCCCACGCGGGGGTGGGTAGCAAGGCGAGAGATAACAGCAATGGAGTTAATTTCATTTAGATCACCTCCATTGCGAGCCAGCGAATCAGCCTGCGCCACGTGTCGGCAGACTGGACGGCAATCCATTGATCAGTCCACCCGTAAGAATTTGGGCGGAACCAACCAGTTCCAAGAGCATCTAGTAGATCACGCATCAAGTCGCGACAAGACCTACCATTATTTTCAGATCTGCTTTCTAGAATAAAAGACTCGATTTGTGGGGGTGCAATGACCTCACCCATGTAATAATTTAAAGGTTTCATACTTATTTTGCAGGTATAGAGACGCGCCAAAGATTGCCTAGACCGCGATCTTTGGCGATTGATTATTTAATATGAATGCGAAGGTTATCTGCAACACGACGGAAAGCGGCTTTCCGATCGGCATCGCATAATACTACCACAAATTCACCACGATAACCAGTGTTATCCTGTTGTCTCTGAGGCGCTAATCCGTAGAGTCGGAGTTGGCTTAGGATGCGATCGTTTACTTCGCCAACCAGTAATGCGGCGCGATCGGTCATGGTTGCAGTTACCATGACGCAGCCTCCCAGTTCATTTCAATAGCGCGGAGTTGTCCTGCACTTTTGAGGAAAGCGCCGACTTCTTGTGTGATGTACCCAATATTGATGATCGGATCGGGCAACCCGATATCAAACAAGAAGCACTCGATCGCATCGCGAACTTTGTCCTTGTCCCACTTGGCAATGGGAGAAAAAGTGATATCGAGGTCTTCGCCGATTGAGACAACCGGGTATACATTCTTTTTGCGACTAAGCATGATAGATTTCTCCTGTAAAAATATTTGTTTGCATTAAAAAGCCACTGGCTTCACACGGAAGTAGTGGCTTTTGGTTTATTTGATTCGTAGTCAGCCCACCAGACACGACAGGCAGTGAAAGTTATGCGTGGCAACCCACAAGGACTGTGCCGCCTTGAACTTCGGTCTCGAAGAACTCACCAAACGATGAGTGGTCGAGCCAATATGGGTGATCCAGTCCTTCGGGAATAAATACAACCCAGTCTTGATCGCCGTTGCCGAACTGCCACTGAGTAGGAGCGTCTTCAAAACTCCATATCTTGATAGCTTTTGGGTTTGCGAAGGTTGCTGCGTTAACCCCAGATCTGAGAGATACTGCGAATTCCCTTAGAGAATCAAAGAACTCTATGGGATCTTGATTTCTGTTGTTTAACCTGTTAAACAAGCCTTCTAGAGCTTGCTCTCCTTCACGGGAAAACTCACGTCCTCTGCGAAACTGGTGTAGATAATCTTTTCCGTTCATGTCTTTACCTGTATATACTCTTTAGCAAATTCAAAAGCAGCTTGTTTTGCTAGGGATAGCGATCGCTATCCCTTCAAGCGTAACGAAAGTCTTTGGGACGAATCCGCCTCGTCCCATCACATAAGCCGTCCTACGAAGCTCCTTCGTGATATGCAATATCAATCACAGCATCAAGCATTGCTTCGGTATGCTGAGGATATTCCTTTAAGAATTCGGCAATTCTCGCTGTGTTGCGAATGTTTAACCTGCGATCGTAAGGGTGTAAGTCCTCCTTGAAGAACTCCTCTAGCAAATCCAAGGGGATTTCGCCGTAAGAGCTTGCGGAGATCTGACCGAGAGTTGTTTGAGTCATGCCGCGATCGCCTCTTCCTCAAAGAATTTAAGCAAGTCTTCATCGCAACCATGATTTCGGTACTCAAGAACCGCATCAAATGCTTTTGACATCACCTCGGCGGCTGTCAAGTACTCGATATCTTGCTGATCTAGTCCTAATTCTTGTAACGAGAATTCACCCTCATGGGTGGCGAAGTCATGTACGAGGATAGACCTTTCAGCGTTACCATCGATATTGTCACCGCCAGCACCTTGAAGCTGATCTTCAAACCAGTGGTGCTGGAGAAATTCTCCATCCTCAAAGTACTCCGAAGAGATCGAACTCCTGTCAGCGAGGCGAACTTGCCCATCTACGCGGTATGGAGTTGTATAGACCTTGAGCGAGTCGTAGTCATACGTTACGCCCACATACCCAAGAGAATGATAGGTTTCTGGTGAACACCACCTGTAACACAGGGACTCATCGAAGAGGTAAAAGACCCAGATATCTTTTACCTCAATCTTGAATGCATCCAGCCAGTGCCGAAAACCATACTTCTCGGAAATCTTTGCGAGCTTGAGCTTTGGCTTAAACTCCATCTCATCGATTCGGCGATCGTAGTGATTGTCACGAAAAATTGGATGCGTGTCCATTGTTTTGTCCTCTTGTCTTAGTTTTAGTTGCAGATTATCTGCCATTGGATAGCTGCTTACTAATTTGCAGCTATCGGAAATCGCCCTTTAAGTAAGCTCAATTTCGTAAGCTTACGAAAAGGCTCAGAGAATGCGGTTTGGATACTCGATCGGAAGGCGATCGCGCTTAATATTCTCGACATCATTGAGATATTGAGAATCTGACAGTAGATACTCCTCATTTTCTTCCTTGAGTCCCTCAATATCAGGGTTCTCTTGATAGAGGGCGTACTGAGATGCAGCTTCAAAACCCGACTTGTGGACATCATTGCCAGGGTGTATCAAATGGCACATGAGAGCCACTGAGTACTTCTGACACCCAGAACTGGATTCAGAACGGTAATACGGGCAGTTAATTGCTTCACAGATATTGGTCATTTGCTTTACCTTTAGTTATTTTGAATAGACCCAGGGACTTGCACCCTGCCGCCTGACATGGGCGGACTAACTTAGCGATAGCTTACTTAAAGGCATGTGACTATAGCAGGTGCTTAGCCACGATCGCCACCACCGTTTCCAGTGGCAGGTTGGAGTCCACCCCTTGAGGTGAGCCAATGATCGTAGGGCTGCCACCCCAACCCGCCTCGAGGGAGGCGAGTTCGTCCCTGACGGCAGGGAGATCCACGTAGCCAGGGCGGTACTGGCAGATGGTAAATTTGCGGGTGGGTGGTGCGCCACCCATAGAGAAGGCGGGGTTAAGCGCCACCACGGTCGGCGCTTGCGTGTAACCCACGCTGGTTGCCGCACGGAGGCGGGATTGTACCACGCACACCCGCCCTTGAGCAGGGTATCCGTAGTCGCCAGAGGCTTCTACGGATGTTTCGCCAGAGGCGATCGCCTTGAGAATCTCCTCACTCTCGCGCTCGTATGCGGCACGATAGCCCGCAGGCTCCTCGCCAGTTTCCAGCCAGCGCTGGACGGCTTCGATACGATCGCGCATCGGAACCTTAAAGTCCGATACGCAACGAGCGATCGCTGCGAGAAAAGAATTCTCACCCGTACCCAATTCGCGGGGTTGCCACTCCCCGCGAGAAAAGGCATCCGAGAGATGGATCGCTTCGATACGCGATCGCATTGCAGTACTGCTGTGCTGCTGTACTGAATAGGGAGCTTGCAACTCCCACCACAGAAGGGCGATCCCTCCAAATGCGTCCAAGTCGGGACGCACGGTGGCAAATGCCACCTTTTGCGCCCCCTTGGGGATGAGATCGATTCCGTGACGGGCGATCAAGGCGATCGCGCTCATGGAAGGATCACCCCCAGTCCCGTGCTGTGGGTCGATATTTACATCGCACAGCCCAGCCAGTGCTGGTACTGTTACTTCCACACCAATGATGGTGCAGCCTTGCTCACGGAGAGCAAGGATTTTGGCTTGTTCGGAAGCCAAGGATGCGGGGCGGGGGTCAAATAATACGAATTCCATGATATTCTCCTTGCCACTATTATTCTTGTGGCGATAACTCAGGTCTAGCTGTATTGCTTACCTGAACGCTCTACAGGTGTAGAGACGACTCCTTTTCTTTTACCTCTGTGGAGTCAAGAGGGACGGATTATGTGCCTCCGCACGAAGGGCATTCGCCCAAATCGTCATGGGGATACCCGCAGTACCCGCACGATCCAAGTGGGTGGCGGACAAAACCAGTGTTCCTGACTTCACCCGTGCCATCCCATAGGGTGACAACGGGGACAAAGAATGCTTCGCGGGAAGCGCCTCCGTCTTGATAATGGGCGGAGATGCTGTTCATCGACTTGAACAGTTTCCACCCTTCGTTGAGGATGGGGTCACGGTTCTCCGCCTTTGCGGAGATCAATTCTTGCCCGATCGCGGCAAGGTTGATGGTTGCGGGATCTAGCCCGTCTTGAGTTAAAACTTTTATTGTCTTTCTCCATTATTCTTGAGAAACATCTGCTCATTACGCCGCGATGAGAGCGATCCTATATTGGCATTACCCACTCCGAGCCGCGTGGAGGCTTAGGGATTGTCGGAGTATGCGACACACTCGCAGGAATGTGTCGTGAGAACTAGCCGCAATACTGCGAGTTAGCCCCGCATTGCATTACGAATTCTCCCGACCCGCAGGTGCAGTGCCGATCTTCGGGAGAGACGGCGGGAGATCCATCCTGCTCCCACTCTTCATGGGAGGAGTACCCCGTCCCTGAGAGGGATAGATATTTTTGTTGGAACTCCTCAAACGGAGTTCCCCAACTCTCAGGAGCTTCCGAGCCTGTTTGCTCGGTTCGGAAATACCCTCTATCCCCTTCAAAGGAGTTGAACATTGCGGGGGAGATCCCCACTACAGAACCATCCTGAGCGATGGCTCTGTAGGTTTCTATTACGAAAAACCCGTGGCAGGGGTATTCCCTGCTAGCGATCGCCGCTTTGTGAACCACGACGGTATGGCTGATAACAGACATAATATTTTTCCTGCCACTATTATTCTTGTGGCGATAGGTTTGCTGCCACACT